CTTCTATCTGCATTCACAGTCTCCACCGAACACTAAATTTCCCACAATGGTAGCTGCACTCAACCTTCGCTATCTCTTCTCTCTTAGCCCTTCTCTTAGGAATCGTAAATACGAAACCTTCAACGAAGTAGCCGCTCAAGCCCGAAGAAGTACTATCCTCAAAGGAATGTACAAACACTATCCCGAAGAACTCGTGCACCGAGTTAAAGCGCATCGTCGCTCTGACTATTCTGATCTCGCCCTCATGGACGACTTCATGAAAACCGAACATCCTAAAATCGACCTGAAACGCGATTACCACTATCAACGCGCCATCAAGGTGATGACCGACGCTTTTAAACCTAAAAGCAAGTATCTTCCTGTTTCATTTCCCGATCTCCGTTACTATCCATGGAACCTTCAGGTATCCGCCGAAGCTCCATACACCTTCAGTGACTATTGTAATCTCTATCTTAGAGATCAACATGCTCGTGGTCTTATCAACTCGATTTCCCCTACCTTTTCCAACTTATATGATATTCTCTTCTTCAACAACCGTTCACTCGTTCATCTTATCAAAGAACGATCTCATGCCTTCTTTTCTCCTGACGGAACTCCAAAACCGTACTCATGGATTAATCTACATGCTAGATCACACGTAGTAGGACCTGAAGACGAAGACAAGATTCGTGCCGTCTTTGGCGTACCGAAACTTCTCTTATTTATTGAGAATATGTTTATATGGCCCATGCTTTCCGATCTGCTCTCCCGCGATCCATTTCAATCTCCCATGCTCTGGGGATGCGAAATAATGAGAGGAGGATGGAAACGTCTCCGCAACGTTATCATCCACCGTTCTCAAGGTAAGTTCAAAACCGTGATCTCCGCTGATTGGTCTCAATTCGACCGACGCGCTCTCTTCGACATCATCGATGACACTCACGACATATGGCACTCATTCTATGACTGGTCTGGCCGGTACCAACCGACTTCCTTTTATCCGAATGCTTCAACAGACCCTTCCCGACTTCAAAACTTATGGGACTGGTTCACATATAACGTTAAACATTATCCCATCGCTCTTCCCGACGGCCGTGTATTCCAATGGAATCACAATGGCATCGCATCTGGATATCAAGAGACCCAACTTCTTGACTCCTGGGTGAATGGAATTATGTTACTAACTTGTCTATCTGAGATAGGCGTTAACATTGAAAGTCCAACTTTCTTCTTCAAATTACAAGGTGATGATTCAATCATTACTTGTAACGAGGATTACTTCACCGTTTACGGTGACCACCTCTTAGAACTCATCTCGATTATCGCGATGAACCGTTTCAACGCAAAGCTCTCAACCGACAAGTCTTCCCTCTCCAATCAGCTTAACGGCGCTTATGTACTTGGTTACTATAACCGAAACTCAATAGCGTATCGTACTGATGAAGACCTGCTCTCCCACCTCCTTTACCCTGAAAGACCGCAGACTCGTTCTCAAACATCCGCAACATGTGTTGGCCTCGCGCTAGCATCAATGGGTTGTTCACAACGATTCTACGATACTTGTAAAGACGTGTATGATCATCTCACCTCACTTGATCCTACTATTCAGTTTTCCGCTGACGTCCTTCGCAAGATGTATTTCACTGGTGGATATGAAGCCCTCGACTGGTTCAAAGATCAGAGATCCGAACTCAACTCCGTTCCGGATTTTCCGACTTATCAGAACTGCTATCGACTCAACTTCATACTCGAGCCCCGCGATGAAAGTTCATCTCAACGACTCTGGCCTACCCTGCCTGAATCGAAGAATGGATTCTTTTTCTTGTCTAACTAGATGTTAGTCTTTGACTGAGATTTTTTTCATCTAATTATTCAAATTCGGCAAGTCCGAATAAAACTAAAAAAAAAAAAAAAAAAAACCAAGAACGGAGGAACAAACAAATAA